GACCACCCCTGACGTTGTTGGTCTTGGAACAGCGCTGTCTTCTGTAGGTATTCCTGCAGAACAGGCTCGTGGTGTTTTCACTCGTGTGTTCGCAGACATTGACCGCGCCGTCGCTACCGGCGGCAAGTCGCTTGAGGCTTTTGCTAGTACAGCTGGCATGTCTGGCAAGGATTTCTCTGCGGCCTGGGGACAGGACGGCAAGTCGTATGACGTATTCCGAGCAATGCTTGGCGGAATTAACTCTGCAGCCGACCTAACCAAGGCTTTTGATAAGCTTGGCATTACCGAGACTCGAGAGGTTAACACCCTAACTCGTCTAGCAAACAACTTGAACGTCGTTGACGGAGCCATGACTGACGCTGCTGCCTCATTTGGCGATGGCGAGTTCTTGCTTGAGTCGTTTAGAAAAACAACCAACAACCTTGACTCTAAGATTTTGGTTTTCCAGAACAATCTTAAATCTCTTGGCGAGTCCCTAGGTCAAACCTTTGGTGGAACCCTTAAGGGTGCTCTAGACGTTGGCTCCAAGGTGCTTGAGTTCATGAAGGGCATGGCGGAAAGCCCTCTTCTTCGTGGGCTATCGCTGCTTTCTGCTGGAACCATTGTCTTCGTTGGCGCAATTGCCGCAGCGGGCGCTGTACTGGCTAAGGTTACCGCACAGATCTACGCATTCCGCGTCGCAGCAATTAACTCTGCAAATAACACTGGGGACATTGACAACTCGATTAAGAAAATTAAGCAGCTAACCAACGTTGGCGGCGGCCTAGTCGAGATGCGAGACAAGCTTTTGACTGGAAACGCCGATGCTCGTGGCGAGATTGTTCCAAAGAACTACAGTCTGGCGGCTTTTGCTCGTGGAGAAAAGGCCAAGCAAGCTTACCTGCTTAAGACTGAAAACATATTCCTAGCATCGAACCGCGAACAGGCAGACTCTCTTCAGCGATTGATTCTACTTCGCCAGCACGAGATCGATAATATCATGACCTCGAGCACAGCTACTGGGGTGGAAGCTGCCGCAAAGCGAGCTGCTCTAGCTACAGAAGCGCTTTATGTTGAGGTCATCGGCAATGAGGTCACGGCACTTAACGCTAACCAGTATGCCGAGCTGAAGGCTGCTGCCGCGGCCGAAGTTGCCGCCAAGGTCAAGAACGGCGAAGCTACTGCTCGACTAAGAAACGTACAGGCAATCACCGCCGAGACAAGAGCTGCAACTGGGGCTGGCCTCGCAGCCGGTGGAGCCATGACCAAGTTTATGGGATTCCTTGGCGCTGTAGGCATTGCCGCAACTGTGCTAACTACCGTTATCGGAATTGTCCAGGGCATTACAATGGCGGCCGAAGAGGCTAACAAGATTGACCTTGCTGGGTCTGGGCTTGGCATCGAAGCGCTTAGAGACACCATCAAGCAGGACACTGAGGCTTGGAGGGATAACGGAGAAGCAATTGCCGTTCAATCCTCGAAGTATGTAGAGGCTGAGGCTAGCACAGATAAGTACGCTAGGGCCATCTCAGGCCTTAGTGTTGAGCTAAACGACGCTTACGGGTCCCAGAAGGACATGATTGATGTCACTAAAGAGCAGACTGTTGCATTTGGGCAAGCGACAAAAGAGCTTATCATTAATGCAATCCTTGCTAATGAAAAGATTACTAGCCTAATTGATAAAAACGCAAACATGTTCAACGACCTCGCTGGCATGGGCTTTAACGCCAGCGATATGGTTGATGCAATCATGGGCGACCCTGAGCAGGCTCAGGCATATCTTGATGGAATTGCGAAGGGCGTTGAAGAGCTTGACAAGCAGATTAGGATTGCAAACTGGGAAGCTAGCGAGTATGTAGCCCTTGACAACGCAGGCGAAATCAAGGCGCTGAAGCAAAGCCGGGCAGAGCTAGTCGCTCTTGGTCAGGTTGGCGCTGAGGCAATGGCTCAGATTGAGCAAGCAATCAGGCAGACCAAGGTTAATGAAATCATGAAGGGCTACAGCCAGTCATTCTTTGGCCTAGAAGCTAAAATGAAGTCTGCCATGAAGACTGGCAAGGGCATGTCTTCAGTAATGAAGCTTATCAAGACCGCGGCGAACGACCTGATTAAGAACACTGACATTAAGGTAAACTTTGATGGCGCAAAGTCCGTCAAGGAGATGCTTAAGGTTACAGAGGCCGCAAAGCAGACTGCTCTTGCGCTTCTTAACCTAAAACTTGCAGCATCTAACGCAAGCCCTACTGCGGCAGGCGCTGCTCAGGCTGCGCTAGCCGCTCAGTTCGAACCTTTGGAAAGAAACCTTAAGGCTCTTGCGAACTCAAGCACAACCTCTGCTGACACTGTTGGCGGAGCTGCTGAGTCAGCGGCCGACAAGCTTAAGCGCTTGCTCGGCGCAGCAAACTCTGCAGTTTCAGCGGCCATGAACCTAAACAGCGCACTTCGATCACTCGGAACTGCACTAAAGGGTTCTACCGACTGGAGCCTGGGCACAGAAGGCGCTCAGGAGAAGTTCAACGCAATCCTTGCGGTAATCAACCAGATTGGCGAGAACGCTGGCAACAACTTCCCTAAGGCTATTCGTGAGCTTCAGGCCTTCCAGATTGTGCTCAAAGACATGGGTGCTCCGCAGACTGCGCTGAACCTTGTCGGAAACGCAATCAAGGCTATCGGCGGAGATGCCAGCCTTACGGCAAAGCAAGTTAATGCTCTCAAAAAGGCATTCCCTTCTCTGTTTGCAAACATGGAGAAGCAGCTGACTGGCGCAGCGTCAAAGGCTATCAAGACCCTATCTGAGTATGCAAGCGACCTGAAGAGCGTCCTAGCCTCTGCGTTCGAGTATCGCTACTCGAAGCAGATGGGCCTTGACGACATTGCCAACGCGTGGCAGGGCATTAAGGACTCTGCAGAGTCGGCACAGCAGGCAATGGATGACGCAAACAAGACCATCATGGGCTTGAACGCAGACAAGAACCTGCTTGAATACCAGCTTAAGATTGCAGTCAAGTACAAGGACATTGAGCGTCAGAAGTTCCTGACAAACAAGCTTGCCGAGACAAACGCTAGCCTTGCCGAGGAGAGCAAGAAGATTGCCGAAGCAAACGCAACCAAGGACAAGTCTCTCAAGAACGACACCAAGTCTTCAATCGAGAACCGCAACCAGGTTCGCGGACTTGTGCAGACTTACACCAACTACCTGACCACACTTGCAGCTACCGGCACATCGGCAGAGGGCCTAAAGGCTGAGGCTAAGAAGCTTGCTGCCGAGTTCCTGACTCAGGGCGTAAACCTCGGCTTTGCAAAGAGCGAGCTAGAGGATTACACCAAGGCGTTCGAAGGTGACTTCACAACGGTTCTTGGTGGACTACCTAGTGAGATTACCCTTGCTGTAAACACGGACCCTGCACTTCGTGCAATCGAAGAGTTCGTCAAGAAGGCTAACGCTGAGCTTAGCAACGTTGCAATTGTTGGCGGCACTTCGAACTCAACAGTTGTAAAGCCTGACGCACAGTCGATTGCACTCTACAAAGAGAACAAGGACCTGCTGTCAGACCCATACGCAACTAGCCGCATGAAGAACGACGCTAAGGAAAGCATTAAGTTCTTTGAGAAGTCGTTTGGCAATGGCTACAAGAATGGCGGCCTAATCACTGGCGCTGGAACCGGAACCTCAGACTCAATCCCAGCCCGCCTCTCTAACGGCGAGTTCGTGATGAGTGCAGGCTCTGTATCTCGCTACGGAGTTGACTTCCTCAACGCTCTAAACCAGCAGCGTGTTGGCTTCTCTCCTGTGCAGCCACAGGCCCAAGCCCAGCAGCAGACTAGCTCTCAGGTGGTATACTTGAGTCCTGAGGACCGTCAGCTACTTCGTGCAGCTATCGACCGTCCAGTCGCTCTATACACAGAGAACACTAAGATTGCAGCATCAGCCAACGCAGGTAACCTGCTCTTGGCTCAGAGAGGTAGTAACTAATGGCGGGCCTGATTTACTTTGGAACTGCAACTAAGCAGTCGTGGATTAAGGCCCCGCTATCGGGCATGAAAGCTGACTCGGTTGGTTGGGCTGCTGAATCTCAGCTGCTCAACGGCCGGGCGTTCGTGAAGCGCTCTAAGGGCTCACACCGCCGCTTTGATGCGTCTTGGGTTGGCTCATACAACTCAGCAGAAGAAGAGTCGCTACAGCGCATCATCAACTATGCTGACGGTCTTTACGGCGACGGACCATACTACTTCGTTGACCCGTTTGCCAGCAACCAGAACCTAATGCCACAGCACTGGGCCGCTCCAATGTTGGCAGAGCTTGGCTGGCCCGGTCTGACTAAGCAGCTTTCTGCCGTCTACACTTCGGCAACTGTTGCTAATAACTACCCGTCTAAGTATGTAGAGTTCGAGACAACCAACAACTTCGCAAGCGACCGCAAGGTTACCCTTATCATTCCGGCAGGGTACAAGCTTCACTTCGGCTGGCATGGTCCATCTGCTGGTGCAACTTCCGGCATTCGCATTCAGCCATACAAGCGCTCTGACGGCACTGCAGACACTGCAGTAAATCCAACTAAGATTGTTGCTGGCGGCACTGTGCGCACAAACACGCAGATTAACGGGACCACTCACTCTCGGGTTGAGATCTTCCTTGCAACTACTTCTGCGGCAACTGTGCAGATTACTGCAATGATTGCTCAGATTCTTCCAGACACTCTTTCTGTTCCGTCCGGTGGATTCATTGCGGGCAAGGGAACTACTGGACTTGAGTTTGCACAGAAGCCGACGATTGAGTATATGTCGTCAGCAATCAACACCGGACAGATTGGCATGGCTGCTACCTGGGTAGAGGTTTAATATGGGCGTAGACATTATTAACGGCTCTGGCAACGGAGGCGTGTTTGAAGACACAATCATGGGTTGGTCTTACTCTGAGGAAGTTACTTCGCTAGAGCCAGGCAACGTCAAGGGTGCGACCGGTCAGGTCTCATTTAGGGCTGGAGAGCTCACCGCAGATAAGATTGGCAATACTCACCCTAATAGCAAGTTGATGATTAACAACGCTATCAGCCTACACGACGACGACTATGGCATCGTGGATGTAAAGGTTAACAGCATCTCTACCAACGCCGGCATTGTCAGCGTAACTGGAGACACGCTCCAGTGGAGACTAAATACTACAAAGACTGCAATGCCTGTGCCGAACGTAAACCAGACTGATGTAACACAGAGCGTTCCGGCTAACCTACTGGGCGCTATTAATTACTACTGCGGACTCGTTGGAATCGTCCCCACAATCGACGAAGAGCTTTCTGACGAGCTTGAGGTAGTTACCGTAAACTTTATTGGCTGGAAGGGTAACGTCTGGGAGCACTTAAAGATGCTCTGCGCAGCTTCTAGCTCAAGCGCAACAGTCAACTCGCCTTTTGAGATGTTTGTTGGCGAAGATGGCCTTGCTTTTCGAAAGGCTTTGACGACCGCTTCGGATTTGGAAGAGTTTAAGTCTGACCACTCCGTAAACGTCTCTTCTGGAAACTCTGCCAAGCAGGTTGACATTTACCGCTACAAGACATCTTACGGTCAGAAGAACGTTTTTGAGCAAAGCAACTACGACGAGTCTGGTGAGAACCCAGGCAAGTTCCTTGCAAGCATTACCGACTCTATGCAGGTTGAGGCTGGCGAGACCGTTACCAAGCGAGTTAAGATTAACGCCACGCTGGAGACTGTCAACCAGCCCGTTTGTGTAAGCACAATCACCAGAGACTTCCCAAAGCCTTACGAGGGCTCAACTGGCGAGTATGTTGTATTTGGCAACGACGGCTATGCAATTGAGCCTGGGCAGTGGGATATGTATGGCGGCAATGTAAAGGTTGCCCTTACTGATGTTCCTGACGAGATTGAGATTACGGTAAAAGCTCCGGCCGTTGATAGCCTGGAAAAGGCCCTAGGCGGAACCGGGTATGCGCCTTACAGAATCGGAGTTGAGTCTGTCCAGGGTGCAGACTATCCTGCATTCTGGATTACTGGCATTGGCGTTTTCTTTGAGAAGCGTAAGCACACAATCCTTACTGGCGCAGCTGAAGAGTATGCGCCAACTGATAGCTCTGCGACCATTGACAACCCGTTTATTATTGGACTTGGCCAGGTTTACTCACGTGGCGTTGCGGCGGCTCAGGCTATCTGTGGGCCGGTTGTTACGGCTTCTTCGAGTCTTGCTACCGCAAATGCTTTTGGCCAGACTATCGGCCGTACAGAGCTTATGAACAGCAATAAGTTCAGGATTGAGTCAGCTTCTTACAGCGAGAGCTCTGTGTCAATCGAGGCAACGGCCTATGTAAGCATTGCAGAGTTTAACGCCAAGTGGACCGGTAAAACCTTTGCCAACTTTAAGAGCATCGCACTTGACCCAGAAGTTTATGCAGAAGAGGCTTTGCGCTTTAACGAGTTTACGGTAATCCCGCTAATGGAGGCTAACTAATGATTTACCCAAACAGTAACCTGCCTACGGTTTCACAGCCTTGGGGTCGTGCGGTTCAGAAGGGCCTTGAGACGCTAGAGGCAACCGTAAAGAGCAATGACGTTAATAACAAGGCAAGAGACGCTCAGTTGCAGAGCTCTTACATTCAGGTCAACAAGAGCGTTCAGGACATTAAGTTTGCCGTATCTCAGGCAGGTATCGCCATTGGTGGAGTGAACGAAATCACCTCGAATATCTACGTTCCCGGCACGACTAAGATCAATGGAACAACCATCCAAACTGGAACTTTAACTGCAAACATGATTAGCGCTGGAACTTTAACTGGTTCAACCGTTAGGACATCTGCCAGCGGATATAGAGTTGAACTGCAGTCAACAAGCGTAAAGTTCTGGGATAATGTTGGAACTCAAGTCGGCTCTATTTATGGCGGCGGTTCTGGCAACGAAGGCACCCTGCTACTATACGGCCCATCGGCAAGCTCTGCGCTATTGATGACGGCAGATGGCACTGCGTTAATGGGCTCTGGTGGCACTAGCGTCGACCTTGGCGGCGGTAATATAGTAATGTCCGGAACAACAACGGTTAATGACCAGGCTTACTTCTATGGACCAGTTGACTTTACTGGCGCTGTAGACTTTAGCACAAGCCCGTCTTTTCCTGGTGCGTTTTTTTCTGGCTCAATCAGCACTTCTGGAATTGTTAATACTGGCGGCATTTCAAACCAGACCGGCAACATCAACTCTCCTGGAACGTACGCCAACAACGTACAGTCTGGTCGTATTATGTATGTTGCGTCTAACGGAACTTACAACTGTGCAACATCATCCGCTCGCTACAAGCAAGACATCAACCCATATGTTGTTGACGTAAATAAGTTCTTTCAGCTTGAGCCAGTCAGCTTCCGCTATAAGATGGCTGTAGAGCAGTTTGGCGAAGATGCAGATGTTGCTCATGGTTTTATTGCTGAACAAGCCGCAGAGGTTGGCTTAAGTGAATTTGTCGATTTCCAGGACGACGGAAATGGCGGCCTGCGTCCGGACAACTTCCGATACATTGACTTCACTGCGGCCATGTATGGCGTAATAAAAGAGCAGCAGCAGCTAATTCAGTCGCTGTCTGATAGAATTGAAGTACTAGAATCCAACTAATGGGGCACAAATGAGCGAACAGACTAAAGTAGATTTGGAAGACGTTTTGCGACACTTCCGCGAAATTAACGCAGCCCAGGCGCAAGAGATTGCAATCCTGAAGGCAACAATAGATGCAATTAATGCTAAGAACGAGGAAGTAAATGGCAGTAACCTCTAAGGGTATTACGTACCCAACCTCAAGCGATAACATCGCACCGCTTGAGACGCACTTTGCGAACCTGGCAAACACTGCAGACAACATTGGTGCTATCGCTGGTCGCACCCAGTTTACCGGCCCAGACGCTACCGGCTCAACAATGGACGTAGAAATCACCTTTGCAAGCCCAGTACCGCAGTACACGAAAGTTACGGCGAATGTTGAGACCACAGCAAATGGCAGCTGCTACGCTGTGACCCTGCTTGAAAGCCCGACCATCAACGGGTTTAAGGTCCGAGTTTACCGACTGAACGGTAGCACTCCAGAATCTCTAAAGCTTGCGTGGATCGCAAGTTCATACATCCAACCGTAAGGAAAATGAATGGCTAAGGCACAATTTCCAATTGATGGAAAACTAGGCAAAGACTTTAAGATCACTTCGCTAATGGGCTGGCGTATCCACCCTGTGCAGAAGACTAAGAAGCACCACAACGGAACTGACATCTGGTCGCACCACGAGCCATGCTGGATTGAAGCACCTTACGACGGCAAGGTCATCGAGGCTCGCAAGTCAACCGCCGCTGGAGGTGGCTTTGGTAACTTCGTAATCATTCTTCACAAGATTGATGGCAAGTTCTACACCACCCTTTACGCTCACATGCAGGACGGAACCATTAAGGTCAAGAAGGGCCAGAAGGTAACCGCTGGCATGCCTCTTGGCAAGATGGGGACAACCGGCATGTCAACCGGCAAGCACCTTCACTGGGAGCTTCGCCTGGGCAAGGTTCACACCTGGGATGCTGCTGGCAAGAACTACATTGAGCCGATTGCATTCTTCAAGGCTTTGATTGCCAAGGAGAAGGCTATTGCCTCCGCTCCTATTGCAACTCCAGAAGAGGCGCTTATCGCTCCAGCACCGGAGCACAACGAAGCTCAAGCGGCGGCTGTTGAGGCCGCAAGGTTAGCGGCAAAAGCTCAGTAACACACAACTTAAAACAAATGGGCCCTGGTTAATTCTGGGGCCCATTTTCTATATCTAGGGATGTATGAAAAATATTAGATTGATAGCGGCGCTTTTACTTGCATTTGGATCACTTGCATTTTCACAGTCAGTTGCAGCCAGCGACTGGCAGACATCTAATGGGCGGGTGGTTGACGGCACTGTGCAGTTTGACTACCGAGGTGGTCAGGCCACACAGCTTCTAACTGTGCCTGAGAATTCAACGCTGACAATATCGGTCAACAACATGACCGCAAACTGTATTGGTAACTGTATTCCACGCCCCGACACCTGGTCGCTCACTATCAACGGCGAGCGCTGGGAAGGCAACAGTATAGACATTGTGTCTATACAAACCACTGTTTCAGGCGAGGTTCTGATTCAGGTCACAGGCCGAGATGAGGGCTTCTGGGGCGGCTGGTATGGGCCGATCTTTTCAGGGCCAATTATTACCAGCCCAGAGCCAGAGCCTGTAGAGACCGGCACTTGGGAGGGTCAGCTATTTGCCGCAACCGCCCCAGAGGGTGAAGTGTTTACCGCAGTAACTGGCTGGTATGGCGCACCGAACGACCCTACTTGTGGTGCTGACGTGAGCACAATTCTGCAAGGACTTCTAGGCTCAAACACTTTTAGTGTCGGTGCAGATAACGGCGTGTTCGGTGACCCTTGTGGCGGTGTTGTTAAGGTTTTGCGCGTGAACCTGACCAGTACAGCAGGGCCATCGCAAATCGAGCCGTCACCAATACCGACACCATCAGCATCGGAAGCGCCAGCGACATCTTCAGATACAGGCCCAGACCTCCCAGTGCCAGTAGAATCCCCAGAGAGTCAGCTGCAGCCTTCTCCCACTCCGTCAGTGGACGTGGTTGATCCTGTTGTGACTCCACCTGTAATTGAACCTCAGCCTCAGCCACAGCCTATTCCCTTCCCCGTCGAGCCGACTCCTGAGCCAGAACCTGAACTGCCTTTGCCAGAAGAAACGCAAGCCCCAGAACCCCCAGTGGAGCAAACACCAGAGCCAGCATCGCCGGAGATTGCAGAATCGTTGCCAGAATCAGAATCGACGCAAGAACCGTTGCCACCGCTAGAAGAAACTCCTTTGACAGAACTACCAATTAAACCTCCTGTTGAAACCGTAGAAGAACATTCTATCACTTTAATTGAAAACATTTCGGAGATTGAACCGTCAGAGCTTTCGAATGCCCAGATTGCACTTCTAGAGGCGGCTACCTTGGCAGTCTTCGAGACGGCACAGCAAGGCTCACCAGAGTATTCCCAGGCTCTTGAGGCTTTGGTCGTTCTTGCCCAGGCAGACGATGTCGAGTTGCCGGCTGAGCTGGCCGCTATTCCCTTGCTGGGAGAGGCTGCAGGGGCTGCTCTAGAGGCTTTTAACGCCATCGGTAACATCGGAGCAGACATGTCTCCACAGGTCCGCGAGCAGGCGGAGGACGCTGTTGTGGCCTCTGTCGTCGTTGGCCAAGTTGCTGCATCCGCAGCAGCCGCTGCAGTTTCTGCATCAGCATCAACCTCAACATCAACAAGAAAGATCAAGTAATGAAGAAACTACTCAACCTAATTGGAATTGTTTTCACTCAAATCCTAGACCAGCTATGGACTCTAGTCGCTCTAGTAATCGGCTGGCTTGTGCTCGAGGGCTCTGCAAAGACAACCACCGCAAACCTAGTGATTGCTGCGACAATTATCTGGATTATTACATACCGAGTTCGCAACCCCAAAGAATAATATAAGGTATAATTGAAGTTGTATAATGGGCGAGAAATGGAAAATTATGCTTTTTGATATTATTCGCCGCACAATCGCGGTGATTATCCTGAACGTAACAAGCGCATTCGTCGGCGGTTCTTTCGTCGGCCTAGAGGTTTGGCAGTCTGCAATCATGGCTGGCGTTGCTGGCATCATGGGTGTCGCACAGGAGCTATCTCGCTCATACCTGGCCGATGGCGCACTAGACATCGAAGAGATCAACCGAGCGTTCGGCAAGGCAGCAGCTAAGCACGAGCCTAAGAATGGCGAACAAGCCTAATGTCGGAATCACCTGAACTTTATGTAACACTTGGCAGGATTGAGGAGAGCGTTCGCAATATGCGTGAATCGCAAGACCGTATGGAAAAGAAATTTGACGCTCAAGATATTCGTATTAACGAAATCGAACTCGATGTCAAGGAGCTAAAGACTCAGCGTGACGACAAGAGTAACAAGGTCGCAGTAATCATTGCGCTATTTGCAGTGATTGTCTCTGCAGTAGGAGTCCTTCTGGGGCTATAGGAAATACCCGACAAGACAAAACCCCCGGTCAAGAGGTGAGCCGGGGGTTTTGCTTTATCTATGGTGCTACTCTGCCGTTTTCAACAAAGTATCCATGCGTTATTGGCATTACTTCTGCGAAGATTGCTTCCATTTCGTCAGCGACCATTGCAATTTCTTCCTGAGGGAAGGATGGGTACGTGCCTTGGTTCAAAGAACGCAGGCTCAGGAAGTTCATCAAACTCCTAGCATTCATCGTGACATACATGCTTGAGTAGATGTTTACTGGTAATACCATTCTAGCAACTTCTCTTGCGACTCCTGCGTTCAGCATTCTCTTGTAAGACAGGTACGCATCGTCATTCGTGCGCATAATCTCCGACTGAACCATCATTACCTGAGCATAGTCACCCTGCTCGAAAGTGTAAGCACCAGGCTTGCCGACCTGCACTAGCGGGCGTTCGGTTTGCGGAACGTAGAAGACCGGCTTTAGCTCCTTGTAACGACCCGATTCCTCGTTATACGAGGCGATTCGGTGGCGCATGAACTCTCGGAACACAAAGATCGGTGCCTCAATGTAGAAGGTAAATGAGTTGTGCTCAAACGGTGAGCCGTGGCGGTCGCGCATTAGGTAGTTGATTAACCCTGCGTCCTTCTCAAGGTCCACCACTTCCTGGTGATTTCCGCTGATGGTTGAGACTCGAGCCGCCATAGCAACTGAAGAGTCGGAAGCCATGTAGTCCACTAACTCGACAGTCATGTCTGTTCTGAATTTGATACCTGTCACTGTTGCTCCTCCAAGCGTTTTACTTCGTCTTCAATGTACCAGATTGCCTTACGCAAATCTTGAATCTTTGCATCTTCTTTTAGCCCGGCTCGCCACAGGTACTTGATGGCGTTGCCGATGTTAAAGTTGCGGTGCCTAGTAATCTGAATGCACTCAACACCGCTAGGGTCGCTTGTGTAGTGCTTTGGGTGATTTACTGCGTCATGCGCCTGTTGAGCCAAAGCCTGCGTCTCCTCGCTGTGTTTCCGACAACTCTTCTACTTGCACAAACTGGGCGGATACAAACTCCTGAATAACCAGCTGGGCGATTCGCATCTCCTTGTTGATGATTACCGGTCTAGCGCCTGTGTTGTGCAGCAGAACCTTAATCTCACCCCGAAAGCCCGAGTCAATCGTGCCGGGCGCGTTAAGCACAGTGATTCCGTGGTTTGCCGCAAGTCCAGAGCGTGGATGAATCAACCCAACGTAGCCCTCCGGAATTTCTATAAACGTTCCGGTCGCTACGGCGCTTGTCTGGCCTGGGTTTAGAACGGTGAACTGTTCTGAAATCAAGTCGGCTCCTGCGTCACCGGGTCTTGCGTACGTGGGTATATTACCCTTTACCTTTACTTCCATGTTTCCTCCTATTGCTTTTTGTCGGTAGTGTAGAAACCGCTACCGTTAAACCCAACTCCGCTAATCCTGTAATCTCTTATCAGCAGAGACGGACAGTTGTCGCAGTGTGTTTTCTTCTGCAACTCGGTCATACTGCGAATCTCAGTGTAGATGATATCACAGGATGGGCACTTATACTCGTAGGTTGGCATTATTTCTCCTTTGGAAACCTTAGCTCAAACATCTCATCTAGCCCTTTGCACAGCTCACAACCAACATATCCGCATGTTCGGTCGCAGTGCTGGCAGTAGAAGCTGTCTTCTGTAATCTTGTTGACAGGAAGTTCACAACCGCAAACGATTGTAACTTCTAGCTCTATGCCATCTTCTTCAATGACCATCGTGTACAGGTCTTTTTCTTCGATTCTAAAAACTCGCTCCAAAGGCCTGGCTTGTGCTTTCACACAGGCCAGGCCCTCGGTCCAGTTCTTAGATCGGTCTTGTGGTTGACCCCGAAAGAACACTCTTGCCCCTCATCCACTTGCCACAGCCGTTGCACTGGAAGCGCTGGTACTGTGATGTTGTTGTTCTTGCAATGCCACGCTTCTGAAGGTTCTCAGAGCCGCAGTTTGGACAGCCACTGCCGTCTCCGTCGTGCAGAGATACGTGTGGGTGGTTCTTAATCCAAGGCTTTAGGATTTCGTAAAGGTCAATCAGCAGGTTCACGTCCTGAATCTGATATTCCTTCATTTCCTTCCAGGCCTTCTTGTCGCCAGCCATGCAGGCAATCCACAGGTCGAAGCCTGAGTGCTTTACCTTAGAGCCTACGCCTAGTTTCTGCGATACGTAGTCCAGCTTGTTCGAGGGGAACTTAAATTGCGACCGCACCACTCGCATAAGGTCAAGCTCTTTGTATGGCGATGGAGGTAGGTATCCGTTTTCCACAAATTCTCGCTTGATATGCTTACTGTCAAAGGCTTGTGAGTTCCAGCCAACAAGCACATCAGCTTCTTCCATAAGAGCGTGGAGTTCATCTAGCATCTCCTTTTTACCATGGTGGTGGACCGACTTGAAGATAACTTTCTTCTCGCCATGCCAGCGAGCACCGAAGCAGATAACTTCAGTCGATGCGACTAGCTGATTGATGCCAACGTTCTGGTCCCATAGCCCCCACACATAAGCAAGGTTGGGCCTTGTTTCAAGGTCTAGAAATAGAATTTTCATGCGCCCGTTTCCCCGTTACTTGTCTAAGTTTATTCCGTTGACCCAGGACTTTCCTGCGTCACCACCCCATGCATCCCAAGCCACGCGGCCTGGTGACGGGAAGCCTTCTTCTCCTGCGCTAAAGCCCTTAGCCGACTTGTCTACGGCGTGTCGAGCAAAGTAAGACTTCATTCTAGCGACAGTGGCACGAGTAATCGTCTTGCCAGAAGCCAACTGAGATGCTCTGGTTCTTCCAACGCTAGTGAATCCGCCCCCGGCCTTGCCTTCAGAGATCCACTTGAGAGCTCGCCTTGCTGCTGCCTGTACGCCGCTTGGTGGCTTGTAACCGTCAACCTTCGCAGCTTCTTGGTTTACGTTGTCACGAGGGTGAGTTCCGCCCGGAGCGATGTCTTCGCCTAGCGAGATTGCAACCATTTGACGAATCGCTGAAGCCTTTGTCTTGTGGCAACCCTTAATCTCATAGTCCGAGTTTACGGTGGCCCATCCAGACTTGCAGTCTGGGTGTTTCTGTGTAATGTAGTATGGCATTTAGTCCTCCAAAGGCCAAGCTCTACGAAGTGTAGGCATGTGGCGATTGTTCCTTAAGTAAATTATACCGTGTCTCAGCGCATCGTTTGCGTGGCCACGCCCTGGGATGTAAATACCCAGTCGCTTTAGAACATCGTCGTCACACAGTGGCTTTGATGTTGGTGGTTGGTAAACCGGCTTTTGGTCCCACGCATCTTCGTAGGCTTCAAGCGCTCCGATGATGTAGACAGGTGAGAGGTCTGGGAACTTCACCCCTGTGCGGAGAGTGAATGACTCGCAGACCACAAAGTCCCAGGCTCCGTATGCATGTTCGCTATACCATTTGATAAACCCCTGCAGACCGTCCGGGACTTGCCCGGCCGATCTTACAACGGCTTCCGAGTCTTCTGTGAACTCGAATAGCGCATAACCAGTTGTGCCACCTGGGTCTAGGCACATCATCTTAGTCAAGGTTGAAACTTCCCTTGCGCCAGATTGATGGGGAGTGGTTCTCCTCAATCTGCTTCTTCATCTCGCCGTTGTCATACATGCGAATCACTGTGATGCAAGGGTCGCCGTCTTCGAACTCTTCGTCTTCGTCGGCGGATGTCGGTAGCGCATCATGCGTGTAGCATACTGGCGGACCACACCAGCCGTTCTTAAGTCCGTATTCAATCCACTCTTCAGCTGTTAGCTTTTTCACGCCCAGCATCCTCCTGTTTAATAAATTGATAACACTGTAAAGCCAGTGGGTCTCGGCTTCCATTCTCGAACCTAGACGCATGAAACTCTACTGCTTTCATGTTCTCTTTCACTAGTTCGAACTTTGCTTTTCTACTAAATAAATCAGCTATTTTTAGAACCCGCTTCCCTGCTTATTCTTGACTGGCTTAGACCGGTCAATCTTGATATCATGCCCTGGCTTGTGCCTGAGTCCATTGCTCGTCGAACTGCGTTAAAGTCTACTGGCCCGCCATTGCTGACGCTGAATAGCACAGTGGCGATGTCCTCTAGGCTTTGCGGCGAGAACCGCCCGCCCTTTTTGTTGGCTTTCGGGATGTTAGCGCTAACAGCCACATGGCTAAGAACACCACCCGATATTTTCGATATCTGGCGATTTGAAAATAAATCATAGTTTGCGAGATCTTTGGCTTTCTCAATTAGCGCCTCCTTCCTAATAAGTTCTGCATTATCTCTAATCCAGATTGCTTCATGTATTGCGAATAGTCTGTCTGATTGTTTACGCATTAGTTAATCAACTCCAAGAATGTCTTGTGGCCTTCAACAAACACGTTAAGTCTGGCCTGTGAACGAAGTGCATCAACCATCTCGTCAAACTCTCGCTTGCGCTTGTTGTTGAACTTCTTGTAAGCCTCTTCGTATCGCATCTTGCCACCACGCTGTAGGATTACAGCCTCAAGGCTATCAACGTCGCGTTGCCACTCCGAAGCAGAGATTGCACCAGCCATGCGCACAAGGTTCTTAAACCAACCCTCTGCGTAGTGGATTGCGATAAGCAAGTGCTTTGACTCAACCTTTTCTGAGCGGTCGTACATTGCAAGTAGAACTGCAATCTTCCACACAGATAGGGCTAGACGCTGGCGAGACGGCTCGATAGACTCCTCGTTTGGGTGTCCATGAGTATAGTCACCCATCTCCCACTTGAAGCGGTTGAAGCGCTCTAGCGCCTCGTCCGACAAGAAGATTGGTCGAGGGAACGGTGCACCCTTACGTCGCCACCATGAGGCGGTTCCGAATAGGTTTGCCACCAGTCTGTCCATCTCTTCGTCACGAACCATAACCTCTTGCTCACTAGCCTGTGCCAAGTCCTCGCTTTCACGAGTTCTCTCAGGTGCGTCAGCAACGACGTAAATGAATCGAGCCAAAAATCCTGAACGGAAGTAGTCGATTGTCAGAACTTCTGCAACCTTGCTTGTGATGCCCATCAAGTACATCAAGAAGTTAGTCTCGGCTCGTTCGGTCTGAACAGCCTTGACACCGCTTGAAGCGCCTGTCGAGCGAAGCATTACAGGAACTTTACCATCGTAGAGTTCTGTGTACTGGTCAGCAGCAGCAGCCATGTAAGTCTTGGTTACGAACTCCTTAAACAGACCCTGAACCTCGTCTCGGTGGAACAGTGAGGTCATCTTGTCTCGACCTGCAAGGTGCTTGACAAGCGCTTCACCGGTCGCGTTAGAGCCGATGTCGATCTGGTAGCCTGCGTGGTTCTCGTATGCTGTAATCATTCGTAGCATGAGGCTACGGCTTGTTGACTTACGGCTACGAGTTGTCTCACCCAGTAGCATGAACCAGAGGTTTAGTCCCATTCTGCCGTATTTTGGTGCTGCACATCCAATGTCCGAGAATGCAGAAGAGAGAACGGTGAACGCACCAGCGACCTGATACTCAACAGCTCCGTCTGTTTTCTTCCCGGCCCAGTCGACGTAGGCATCGACAAAGGTTGGCGTTTCCGCAACAATTTTTCGTTCACTCTCGGTGAGGAAATCGATTTTTCTTTCATAGTCTTCTGCCTCGCTTTCAATAGGCTCAATGGTAATAACGTTTGACGTTACGCTTGCACCGGCACGTTGCACTTCACGCCACAGGTCGCCGTCTGCGTCCATGCGCTTAGGGCGGTCTGTGCGGTGGTACTTGTTGCACTTTGCATGCTTTGCAATTGTGAATACTTCTTCTGCGGTTAGCCCTTGACGGAACAGTTCCATCTCAAGTTTCCACAGCATCTTTGACAGGTCGGCGTTTGGGGTCGGCTCGTCAAGGTATAGTGAGATAATGTCGGAGTTGCTTGATACCTTTGCAAGCACAGCCATGACCTCAGGGATAGCCTCAGGCATTGGTGCGTTTGCAAGTTCAGGCATAGACTCGACAACTACATCCTTGTAGAGTTCTTCAATCTCTGCGATGGTGTAGATGATTCCGTTGGTCTCTGCGACAACCGGCTGTGACTCGTCATACTTCAAGTTGCTGGTGTCAGCAACGCGAAGCAACTTGGTTGGGTTCCAGCCCGATACGTCGCAACCCTGGTCTCGGTGTGCGTAAGCAATCTTCTTTGCAAGTAGCGCAACACGCTGTGGGTCTTGCTCTCCGTCAAGCACCCAGTATGCATGCCAGCGGTCCTTAGAAGTCTCTACAGAGATCGTAGGGGCAATCTTGAAGTTCGCTGGGTTGCAGGTGTCTGCGTCTGCGTAGACGACCGAGACGCTCTTAGCGTTCTCACGAATGCGTCGCTCTTCGTAGTAAAGGATTGGCGAGAAGTACACATCCTCAGCCTTGTGCGCCTTGGCGTATTCTGCCATCTCGTCAATCTCATCTGGATACGAGAAGAACTTCTGCACAGTAGGGACGTTGCGAGCATCCTTAGTTACGATAGTCGCGTATCCAGCGCCGTTGCCTAGCACTGTTTCTAGAAAATCTTTAATCTCCATGTATCCTCCTTTCTATTTGTTTCTCCCATTTGCTGCCCCTTCAGGACTCGAACCTGAAACCTTAGAGTTAACAGCTCTCTGCTCTGCCATTGAGCTAAGGGGCAATATGTTACGTGCCCCGGTCAAGAATCGAACTTGACTGCGCCAGAAAGGAGAGAAACGGGGCGCAACACCAGTGGGGGCTTGTGGGGTAGTTTTAAGTCATACCCCAGGACTGCCCATTTAGATTATGAAACCCAAATTTCGCTAGCCGACTTTACGTTGATTGGCTCAGCAAGCGATGAAGCAGTTGCAGTGCCAGCCTTGACGAAGCCTGCAACGTTGTTGTCTTCTCCGCCGTTCTGACCAGGAACAACGGTAACCTTTACGGCTACTGCCTTACCAGCCAACTCGTTTGGAGTCGGGACGGTGAACGAGCCTTCGCTCATGTCGTAGCCCAGAGCCGAGAAGAACGCCTGAGACTTCCAGAATGCCTTGCCGGTGTACAGTGGGACGTAGGTGAAGATGCGACGGTTCTCAGCCTTGCCGTCCGAAATGCGGAACTGCAACTTGTACTGAGGCTTGCCGGCGTTCTCGCCTGACTTGACCTCGGTCAACTCGGCGTTGAAGACGGTTGCGTTGTAGGTTCCGGCAGGGATTGGCGAGTAGTCGCTGGTCTGCTGTAGGTCAGCAGGTGATAGGTTGATTGTTAGGTTTGACATAAGTCTAGTTTCCTCCTAGTTTGTTGATGCTGTCAATGATTTTCTTAATGCTTGGGTCGTACAGCTTTGCTGGCAGTCCGAAGCGGTTCCCAGATACGAGACGCTCTGAAGACTGCAAGTTTAGCACACGATGTACAACTCCTGCTTCGTCAGTTTCTGCGCCCATGTATCCGATAATGTCAGGGATAGCTGGAAGCGTGTTCTTCGCTGACCCCGGCAACATTGGCACAGTCTTAACTGCACCAGTCTGGTCGTCCTTGTCGTCCTGAGCGTGTGCTACGAGGATTGATAGGAACGGAGCGGCATGAAGTTTGCGGGCCAATAGGTTGATCCACTCCTTCAAGTCACCCCACTTACCGAACTTGTTGTTGCGGTTCTCTGGTTTCTCTCCAAAGAATTTCTCTGCCCGGTCCATCGCAACGCCGAGCGTGTCGATGATAACGGTCTTGTACTTGTGAGGCTGGTCGAGTAGCGCAGTAACTACGCTGTCGAACTTCTCGTGAGTGTCAACCTCAACCACGTCGACATCTTTCCAGTCACGTGCAATTGCGGATGAGCCACCCTCGGTGTCAATTACTAGAACTGGTGAGAGTTCCTTGACTTCAGCGGCTGATGCAGCAAACCAAGACTTACCACGCTTTGGGTCGCCGTAGACCAGGATGGTCTTTGGCGTGTTTAGTTTGTCTGCTTTTGTAATGAACTGCTCAAAGGGCAGTTTTGGGAAATCGCTCATTTTGTTTTCTCCTCCTTAAGAGATATTCAGTATAACATATTCAATTCTACTTGTCAAACGCTTTTTCAAGTTTCTTCAAATTGTTTGCAAATGCCATCATCTTTACGAAACGATACAGTCCAAACGTAATCATAATCGATACAATCGATAGCAGAATCCACTTGAGTGCTTCTGAGTCGCTTTCCTTTGCGCCCCACAGCAGGATTGCCGAGAAGCAGATGCGGTAGATTAGCGCCATGCTTGATGCCAATCGGACGGTTGTCTTGTTTACGTTTATGTTATTCATTAGGCCTCCAAAACCTTGCAGTCGAAGCAGTGCTCTTCACGCTGGAACTCTTCGATATCTTTACCGGACTGAACCTCAGCCCAGATTCTTGCTAATCTGTCCCACATTGATTGTGCGAATGCTTCGTCATAAGGGAATGTCCAAGTCCACACGTCAGGGTCGTACGTGCCGTCTCGGTTAATGAACACAAGAGAACACGCATCGATCTCAGTGCCACCCTTGTTCAAGCCCCATGCGTAAATCTGCGCCTGCGCAAAGTATCGCTTGAGGGTGTAGGTTGACTCAGCGGCAACCTTAGTGTCCTTGGCTTCGCCTAGCACAACCGACTGCAACTGACGTGACTTCTCACGCTTCGATGTCTTCCAGTCGACAAGGTGCTTACCCTCAACTAGTGCTAGGTCTGGCTTTGACTTGATTGTGCCATAGCCTTTAAGTTCGCCAAGGATGATTGTCTGCTCAACGCGAGCCGATGCAAACTCCGGAAACTCATCGAGGTCAACTGTCTCGATACGCGCCTCTAGGAACTCGTGGATTGCAGTTCCAACCTTAGCGCCCATCCAGTATTTAAACTCGCCTGACGGCAGGCCTAGCAACTTCTTGGCTAGGTGGAACTCGCATGGGTCAGAGAAGTCTGATGCTCCTACTTTGCGTTGCGAGTCTCTTGCAGACTTTTGCTTGAAAAGCCCAAGCGCCATATCTCTGATTCGTGAATCCGGAATCATTTTCTCTCCTTTAAATGTGTATTAGAACAGTGTATCTGGTTTTCTGGAAAAGTCAATACCGCCCCAGATTCCATATTGCTCCTCGTTTGCAACAGCAAAGTCGTAGCACTGCTTTAGTATTGGGCAACCGTAGCACAACGCTTCGCAGTCGTCCTCGGTGAGGGCTGAGCGCCCAGGCCCATTGCCACTGCGAGCCTCAAAGCCCAAGCCGTCATAGTCCGTATAGAAGTATGGGTTATACAAGCATGGGTAGTATGGCTCTTTCTCGATTGCCGAGAACAGCGCTCGCCACTTCCCCATAGCCTCCGGCTTAATGCCGAAGTGCAATGGGTCTGTAGTCATGATGGTTCCGTCTCCGGCCATTACTCGGCTTCCTTTGCAAACGCTAGACGCGTAATCTCTTCAGAAGCCAGTAGAACAGCAATAGGTGCACTGGCGGTAATAATAACACCCATCCAAACTCGGTAGTCAGAAGCAGTCCCATCCCAGTAAGCAAGAGTGTGGCTTGCGTTAGCCACAACAGAAATGATCGCAAACCCCGATAGTCCAAGTGTCGTCCTCCAAGTTGATTCGCCTCGTGCCTTGAACACAATCAGCGAGACTGTGTAGGCCAAGATTGCAGCGTCAATGAATAGTGCTGGTAGCCATTGGATAACCTTTGGGATTCCAGTCCACTCCGACACAGAGTAGATGCCACTGAACGACACAGCGAATGACGATACCATTAGTATGCCTACCAGCACAACAGCGAGTAGCAGAACCGGAATAGAGTCTGGGTTGATTCGAGCCTTCTTTACAGCAGGCTTCTCCTCTTTGATAATAATCTCTTCTAGCATCTCTTCCTCTGTGAACTGGTGCTTAATTGGGTTGTAGATAGGTTCAAACCCGACCACTTCATTCCTCATTCCTCAAAATTCCTAACAGTTCATTCACCATCTCTGGCTCCCACAGTGTGCCTTTGTTGTATTGCTCAATCATTGCAATCGCCTTTTCAACGGCTTGCTTGCGCTTCTCGTTCTCGATGTGCTGTGCATACTCTAGAGGCGAGAACAGTGGTGGGCTCATCCTGTTCTCGACTACCCAACTATTGTAGTCCTGAATAAGGCTAATGTCAATGGTTGTCGAGAATTCAATCATCTCGCCGGTTCGTGGGTCTACAATTTCGTAATCGCTCACTTGTGGTTCCCTCCTAGCAGGAATGAGTGAAGAGACTTAATCTTGTCAATACGGAATCCGGACCAAATCTTGATGTCGGTCTCAACGATAGGGGCTTGTAGCAAACCCTTAGCCTTGAACTCTTCCAACTTGTCGGGGTGTTCGGTCAGGTCGTATGACTCATACTTGATTCCGAGTCGATCGAGTTCCTTCTTTGTCATCATACACTGCACACAACTCGGGGTGCTCCATACCTTGATGTCCATACTATTCCTCTACTTGTCCATATGTAAAAATTTGCTTGTGTAGTTCTCGGTGCAACTTGTCTAACTCTTTGCAGGCTTTCCACTGTCCAGCCTCCGTATAAGCAGACTCAGATGCTTTTAGTGCAGAGAATAGCAGATCAACCTGTTGCTTTGTTAGTTCAATCTCAACCATTGGCCTGCTTCATCTCCTCTAGTAGTTCGTCGTATGCAATCAATACCTGCACCTCAACCAGTAGCGCTAGTTCTGCTTTAGTCAAAATAAATTTCCAGTTCCATATCTTGCCACGCGTCAAAGTCTGCGTCGCATCTACAACCATGGCCAATGCCACACTCGTCGCAACCATGGTTCTCACAGTTGCATTCCTCTGCGCAATCGTCCGCCTCACAGCAGTCTGTGGCCCAGACATCCTTAGGTTCTAGTAGCATTGTCCTCCTTGTGGCAATCGCAATCGCAGATGTAATTTGGTATCTCTAGTATGCACTGTTTATGGTGACCTGTCAAGCACCAACCTAACCTAGCCAACTTGTTTTCTCAGGCTTTCGTTCATCCTCAGTTGGTCTTTGACAAGTCGTGATAACTGACCCTCGTCGTAAGTGTCCTCAGCGATAATCTCATAACTAATCACCGAGCGTTTCTGCCCACGACGATCGAGTCGACCAGCGGCCTGCTCGTTGAGTAGACGGTTGTCGTCCTTAGACAGCCACACGACCACGCTAGCGGCTTCCTGTAGCCCATCTGTTCCCTCACCGATTGCTGAGATTACAGCCACGATGAACTGAATCTTGCCGGCAATGAAGTCTGTCAGAGCCTGGTCACGCACCGGCTGAGAAGCCTTGCCTGACCACTCGAAAGCGTTGAAGCCTAGCCGTTGCAGTCGCTTAGTCACAACCTCAGCGAACTTCTGGCTATGGGTCAGGATAAGCATCTGCTCACCTTGTGGGTGGTCTCCGATTATTTGGAGGAGTTCCTCATACTTGGATGATTTACAATCCTCGCCAAACGTAACTTCTCCCTGCTCATTGATTTCAGGCACTCCGAGCGTAATTTGTCTAAGACGAATACGCACAGCAACAGGAACTTCAACGACAAGCGGGTTCTCACCAAGCCAAACGAATAATTCTTTCTCAAGTTTCTTATAAATCCTTTTCTGCTCTGAGGCTAGTTCCACTGTCCGGACTTCCGTCTGGACTGGTGGTAGTTCATTGTCAATACCCTCCGGGTGAAACTCACAGCACTTCTCACGCTTGAGGTGGCGGATGTAACAGGGGATTGACTCGATAATTGCGCCGGGGTTTACCTCACCAGTAATAATCTTCCCGGCAAAGAAGTCAACCTCAGTTGAACAATACTTGTCAACCCAGTTCCAATACGAGCGACCGGCGACATCTGGGTAAATCCATTTCAGGATGGCCCAGATGCCATCGATCTTGTTGCCTGCCACTGTGCCTGACATTCCGATACGGCGCTTAGCCTTTAGGGTGGTCAGCATAATGGCAGTCTTGCTCTTGCGGTTAGACGCTCGGTGAACCTCATCAAATACCGCTAGGTCAGGCGTGATGCCTTTCCAGTGGAACTTGCGGAAATACTCTGGGCTGACCATAAACCAGCCCTTAGCCCCAGCCTCTAACGCTTTGAACGCTTGCTGTCCTGCGACAGTAGAGTTCACATAGAAGACCTCAGCGCCGGGAATCTGACGCTTGATAGTCTTCTCCCACGCTCGCTTGTGCGTTCCCTTTGGTGCAATGACAAGATTAGTCCTAGTGGCAAGACGCTTACCAACCTCAATGGCAATAAGCGTCTTACCTCCACCTACCTGCGTGGCTACAATGCCTGAGCCGTCATTGGCAATAAGTTGTTCAATGTCTCGTTCCTGATAGTTATAAGGAACAAGAGGTGCTTCACTGGTCAAGATACTGTCTCCAATAGTTTTCGTGCTGTGCTTTGTAGTTTGGCATATCGCTTCTTGTTTTTGTGCTGTGACCATCTTTGTCTAGCATGGCAACGATAACAACAATAAAAGGAGTGATTAGTGCTAGGAAGAGCGCAAGCCAGATAATGCTAGATGCTTGCAAGAACGTCTGTTACTGCGTCGTTCTGATACAACTGTCCGACTACGAATGCGTCACCGCTTACGTGTTCAAACTCGCCGGCTTCATCAATAGAAACAACCGCCTCACCGGAAACTCGGGCAAAGCCGAAGTTCTGTAGCACGACTCGGTAAGTGCCGTCGTCTTGCTTCGCGATAGTCCAGCCTGCTGAGGTCGAACGCGTTACTAGTTCGCTTGTCTCTGCGAGGATGTCCTGAACAGTCTTGTAGTTGCTTGTGCCGATAGTCTTGCCTAACTGGGTGCGTGGCACTCCAGCCTCAGCGGCCAAGCGTAGCGCAATGTCACGCTTACGCTTGATAACCGCCAACTGCTCGTTCAACTGCTTCTTGAGTTCGGCCTCCAGCGTAGCCTTGGCTAGCACATACGCTGAATGCTCCTCTACAAGGGTCTCAAGGGCCTGTCTAGCGTGTGGTGTTAGTCGAGTCATTGACTACCTCACTTTCTCCTGCCGAGATTACGTCGTGGACTACGCCATCGATCAATCTGCCAATGGTTAGCGAGGTTAGGTCTGCGGTTAGCAACTCTAGTTCTCGTGGGTCTACTGGCTTCTCAACAACAACCTCAACTACCTGAGTGTATGCGTCTAACGGATACCACTTGTAGTCTGAGATGTTTGGCGTGTCCGATAGGAAACGCTTTTCGGTGCGTAGGTTGTCGACAACGCTAGAGATTTCACTAACGTCACCTGTAATAATGTATTCGAGTTTCATATTCCTCCTTAGGAATGTTAGGGATTTATTGTATCACTATTTGTCGCACTTTGAACAATTGCAGGAGTGTTTCCCGTCCTTGTCCACAGACTTCTTTTCCTCCACAGTTCGAGGGCAGTCCTTATACCAAGAGTCTTCGTCGTCCCACTCGCAGACGCACTCACGTCCCTTAGAGACGTAATCCTCGTGCGAGTCTGGGATGTCCCACTCAGACTTGTGGCTAACCTCGCCGTTGTGGTAGGTGAGGATACCACCCCACCCCTGCTCCTCTTCGTATTCAACATTGAAGATTAGGTTTGGGAACATCTTTGCCATAGCGTGGAATACTGGGATTGGTGGCGACCATGCGGTGTTGAAGTTGATAAGCACATAGTCGCTAAGGCCACGCTCCACAACTTCTTCACAAGCGTTCCACTTGGTGTCCCAGTTCTCGATGTTCCACTTATACCAGTTGAACTCAGGGTCTCCGCTAAACACGCCACCACTGTAACCGGCCACGCTGTTGTATTGCTCCACCTTGTCCTCTGGTGGTGTCACAAATGAGTGGAAGTTGAACTTGCGGTCTTCAGACTCGGTGAACGGTGATGGCTTGCTGGCGTGTTCTAGGAACGCTGTTACCTCTGCGTCGCTACCTCGAACAGAAATTGAATTGAATACCCAGTTAGGCATTGTCGGTCTCCTTTGTCTTTACTTCCTCAACGTCGAAATGCCATTCGGCGTGTGTCTCATACTTCTCGAAGTCTTCGGCTATCCAGTCTTGAACCTGCTTGTAAGCCTCGTCCTTGTTGGTCGCCTCAACCTCCACCTTATACCAGTGTCGGCGTGTTGCGTAAATCGCATACTTAGTCATTGTTGCGCTCCTTCTTCTTGAAAGCAATGTCAACGCTGTAAAACTCTGCTACAAGTTCTAGGGCGTTGCCCCAAAACTCAATCTCAATGGCGGTGTCCTTGTGCATCTGCACTAGGTCGTCAGCCAGTCTACTGGCAATCTTCTCTAGTCGGTTCATCTTATATCTCCTCTTCATCTACGCTCATCCGAGCGTCTAGGTCAAATAGTCGCAGGTTATCGTGTCCCACAAATCGATCAATAACAAACCACTGGCGCTGTGATAGCGTGTCCTTGTGGCCATGCAGTTGCTCTAGGTATTCCTCTAGCAGTGCGCCCTCTAGTTTGTATACTGCCTTGAACGTTACAGTCACTTGCTTAGTCAAAAATCACGCTCAGGCTTTCTCCGCCACAACTCTCGCAGATAGTAATGTTACTTGTCGCGTCCGGCTGACTCCAGCCACATTCTCTACAAATCATTTGGTGACTCCTTTTTCTCCAGATAATCCAATCTTGTTGCCAGCCGGCTCACCTTGCGGAGTGACTGGTTGATACTAGTGTATATCTCTCGCTTGGCTTTGTCAAGCCACGCTGGGTCTGATTCAAAGAAAGTTCCAGCAACTGCGTCTCCGAGGACTGGCATTTCCATCAAATCTAGTTCTTCACAAATGGCTGTGATAAGGTCTTCACGCATTTCTTCTTGACTGTTATACAAGTGACAACGCCTCATTCGCCATATACATCTCATCTAGTGGAACGGCAATCTTCTTGGCAATCGCCTCAATCTGTGCCACCTTGCGGTCTAGGGCCTGTCCCTTGTCCTCACGCTTGTTGTAGGTGTTGAGGTCGGCAATCGCTGATAGAACCGCTGAGCGGTCGAACAGAGCCTCCTCGGCCAGCATAATCTCCTCTAGGGTTAGATAGACTGCGTAGGTCGGCTGGTTAGGCTTGAGAGCCTCTTTGATAATGCTTTTCTCAATCATTTAGATACCTTCTTCTCGCATGATGTTGATGTAACTGTTTAGGTCGTCGTCGGTTAGGTAGTGGTTATGGATAATGTCCTCTGCCAGCCACTCCCACTGTGCCTCTGTGAGTGTGCCGTCATAGGCCTGTTCGAGTTCCTCTTTCTCGATAAGCATATAAGCAACCGTCCGGTCGCCATCCTTAGCGAGGTATTTGGTCAGGATGAAAATTAGTTCACTGAGTAGCATTATTCTCTTTCATTTTGTTTTCAAAGTCAACTGCTTGACTGTAACTTAGGTTCTTGAGTTGGTCTTCAGCGATGAAGAAGAACTCCTTGTAAAGGGGCTGGTAAATCTCCTTGGCGATAGCGTCTGCCACCTTGCGACTCTTACAGGTCATAACCAGCCTGCCAGTCTGGTCGTAGAACGCAATCGATCGAAGTCGAGGGTTGCTAGCCATTGATGATTTCCTTTACTGCCTGCTTCATAGTGTCGTTACCGTCGTCACCGAGGAACTCATTGTTGTCGTAGTAGTAGGCGATATCCGACCACTGCTTGTCGGTCAGTGCCTCGTTTGTGAACTCCTCAGCGTCCTCCTTGAGCCAAATTTGATTGATACCTACGATTGTCTCGGGTGGCATTGTGGATAGGAATGCGATAACTTCTCGGACTGTTCTTGACATTATTTACTCCTTTTTGTGATTGTTTGTGTAATTTGGGGACGGATTCCGACACGCCCGAAATGGATTCAATATGTTATTTGCATTGAATATGTTAGGGGTTACATTGGTGAATCTCATAAAATGTCTTCGTAGAATATACTATAATCTACTAACAAAAAATGCTATGTAATGGTCGGGAGTTGTTGGTTGGGGGTTGATTTCGCATTCAATATGTTCAGGATTGAAACATATTAGATGCAAAATGGGCCAAATTTGAAAGTGTTCTATGTCTCTATATTATTTATTATTATATTATTTGTCTATGTAGTGAGGACTGGGGAGCGAGCGTGAAGTCTACACAACGCACTCGGGCGTGTCGTGGGTTGAATATGTTATCAATTAGTCCCAGTAAGAACGACGGCTAAAACGAGAGCCGATAGTCTGGGACCGATTGAACTGATACTCATCCTCAGAAGCCGGAGTGACCTCCTCAGGGTCTTGGGTGTAACACATATTCTTGTCCGACCAGTAACGGTTGTAACGAGCCGTCTCGTAGTCCTCGTGAAGAGTGTCATAAGTTCCCATATAAGTGCCGTCGAAGTCATAGTAGAAACCCTCGTGAAGCACAAAGCCCTCTAAGTAATCCTCGAAGCCCTCGTCATACTCCTCCCACAAGCCACTGTATGGGTCGTCATAGCCCCAAGCAGTGCTTTGCTGGGTGAACTTGCCACCGGCAGTCGCAGAGCGGTAAGAGGCGTAAGAGGATGCTGACAACTTCTGCTCGAACTCAGGGTCAAGGTCAGGCAAAGTAGACATCTCATCAATGCGACCATCGCGAACAGCAAGCAGTGTGCGCTCCTTCACATCCATAATGAAGTTATACTTGAGGCCAACAGAATCCAAGGCATTAGTCAGGATAGACTCGGTAGAGGCAAACACGAACGAGCCGTCAGCCAACTGAGCAACAGTCAAAGGACTGTGGCTGATACGAGCAACATTGAGAACACCCTTGTTAGACTCATCAAGCCAAGCAACAGCCGCATCGCCGTCAAGCATAGAGAACTTGTCAGTAGAAGAAAACTGCTGAAGAATAGCAGGAATAACAGCAGTATCAACATCCGGCAACTGCTTAGACTTAGACAGGTGCGCACGAACAAGGTCGTGGTTATAGATGACACCGTTGTGAACAAGGCTGATAGAAGCATCAGGAGACTGAACAGGGTGATTGTTGCGGTTATCACGAATAGAGCCATGCGTTGCAAGGCGAGTGTGCAAAATGACACTAGAAGCCTGCTTAGGCATAGACTTGAGAGTTAGGTTGCTACCAGAAACATCCTGCTTATAGAAGCCAGAACCCTGAGCATACTGGAAAGCATAACCAGAAGCCTGATTGCCACGCTTCTCCAATCCGGTAAGCAAAGCGTGAGCGAGTTTACGAGCATTTACTTTAGAGCCTGTCGAGAGGCTGAATCCACCGATTCCACACATAATATCTAATCCATTCCGACCCATCCGGGTCAATTGCGTTTTCCAACTACTTATAGTTTACGGGAAAACATCCGTCGTGTCAACAACATTCGCAAACTTTTTTGAGAATTTTTTCCCCTTTGAGGGATTTTTCTGACATCTGTATATAGTCTAATGGAGGCCGGGCTGGTTGTCAAATCGAAAACGCAAAAAATCCGGGCAAATTCAAAAAAGGTCGCATCCTTATAGGGGCGTTCTAGATGTCTAAAATTTAGAAATCTCGAATAGGTAAGTAAAGAGTTATTGAAATGAGATATAGAAATGAAATATTGAACCGCGGCGGTCAGCCCGTCGTGGGATCACGAGAGACACGGGCTTCCCGCGCGGGGGGTTTGGCTCAGATATAGGAGATGATAAATGACAACAAGTCACTAAATATATTATTCGGAATGTTATTCGTAATCTTAACGCTGCTATGCGTAGTAGCGCCAATAATGCATTCAATAGAATGCGGTTCAAAATTATATTGTTAGGAAAAGAATGTCCAACTTAGTTGAATTCAGAGCATCAGCTGTCAAGGCGATGGCGAAGTACGAAGAGATCTGGAACAGCAGATTCAACGAAAACGGCGAGCGCCGTCAGATGACAAACGAAGAGTTCAAAGAGATCTTCAGCATTCTACCAGGTTACAAGCTAAACGATGGAGTGTTCTACAGCGTTCGACACATTATCACCGGATGGACTCCAGAGACATTGGCTGGACCGTCAGAGAATATCGCAGAGCTTGTTGAGTATCTCAAAAACAACCGGATCAAAGCTACTGTTTGGTTCGCAACTATGAAAGCAGCAGCAGACAAGATCGGACTCATTTACAATGTAAACGTTCGCAACGGTAACATTATCTTCAGTCAAGATGAGACATCGATGATTGCAGGCAGCGAGCTTCTAGAAGACATAAACTTCTATTACATGCTAAAGCAGCTGAGCGTTATTGAGATTACTCGCGAGAACCTAATTCGTGGTATTTCAACATACAACGACTGGCTAGCGTCATACAGCCGTCAGCTTCGCAATAACTCAATTCCAGAAGCCAAAAACACTGGAATCGAGAAGGTGTTTGAGCAGGCACCAAAGCCAGAAGCTGAGTTGATCCTAGCTCAGCTTGACGAAGCAATCAAGTTGCTACCAAGCAACGGTCTAACAGCCAGAACTTGGGGCTTCGAGATTGAGGTTCCAGACGCCAAGAACGTTACACCAAGATTCAATTCAGGAATCGAAAAGGGCGAAGACGGAAGTCTTCGTAGCTACGAGGGTAACGACGAATGCGAGTGCGGATGTTCAGACTGTGTATTTCACAGCTGCGACTGTGACAACTGCACAGACTACAACGACGACCCAAGCCACTGTGGAGACAGTGACTGCCAGACAGCAGACATGGCAGAGTTCCGAACCGTTGGTGGAGTCCAGCGAGCACACCACAACGGAATGTATCAGCTATGCAAGGAACTGAACGAGAACAATGCAGAGATGAATGACACTGCAGGTACTCACATTCACGTATATGCTCAGGACTTGACAACCCACCAGGTTGGTCAAGTAATGGCAATCTACAAGTACATTGAAGGTATTGTTAGCCCGATTGCTGGACGTTACAACGTGAACTACGCAGGTAAGGTACGTACTGACCACGTAGCAGCAGCGTTGAAGCGTAAAGATCCAAAGCTAAACAACGTCAAGCAGGTTGCAGTGAACGTAATGCACTTGCTAGGCGGACGCGGAACAATCGAGTTCCGACAGATGGACTGTAACTTGAACGCAAACAAGATTACATTCTGGGCTTGGCTAGTTCGTGGACTTGTCGAGACTGCAAAGCGTGGAGCATCGCTCAAAGACTTCAAAAAGGTCCAGGACTTGAACGACGTTATTGATGTTCTCGGTAAGTTTGAGTTCTTCATCCAGAACGAGAACCCAGGAGATGTAATCTTCGGAAGCAAGTCAGACCAGATGTTGGTCAAGACCCAGATGCACAAGCGTATCGACTAGTGGCATAGAACGGAGTGGGTGCTTCGCACCCCTCCGCTCGCCCCTGCGGGGCTCGTTTATAAAAGAAAGAAAAACATGGAAATCAAGTTCGTTACAGAAGAAGAGATTGCTGAGAAGCGTGGGCGCAAAGAAAGGTACCCATGGAGCGAGTTCATCGAGGAGTTGTACAAGCACCCAGGCAAGTGGGCGGAGTTCCCAGTCAAGGTAGTCAATTCAGGCTCTGCATACCGTATTACGACGAAGTATAAGGATGTAGAGGTGCAAGTAACAGGAGGCAACAACCTACCAGTAGAAGACACAGGCAAGCAGCTATGGACAGTATATGTCCGTTATACCCCAACAGAAGAGGAAACATTCTAATGGCATACGTAACAGCAGATGGTAACTACGGCTCAGACGAGGTTGTAGAGTTTGAGTACGAGGAACTAACAGACGCACAGTGGGAAACAGTCGCTGTGCTACCAGACAGAGACAAGTTCCCATACGTCATCTCTGTGCTCAACGGAGAAGATACGTCCGACTGGGAGCTGTAAAACCCCCGGGTTTTTAGGGTCTATATATCTCCTATGTAGGGGGCTGTAAATGGTCAAATTTGCCCCAGAAAGGCCGAGAACCAGACAAGCCATAAGTAGAATCAAGAGGTGTGGTTGAGATAGGATTTGTAGGTTAGTGGTGGGGCAACTCTTTACGATGAATCTTGCAAGGGCAAAAGAGTTGCCCCTGTATACCAAACAGGAAGGTGGACAAGATGTCCAGTTCAAAAACAGTCCGTGTCTACAAGGACTATCACGATTACGTTCCGATGTACTGCAAGGTTTACACAGTGCACCTGGACTCAGACCTAGAGATTCCAGAGGAACTCTACCAAGAGTACCTACAAGCAACCGACAAGTTGATCGAGCTTGAGGCCCGCATGAACTCGTACAGCAAGTTCTACGAGGCGGCAAGCCCAGAAGAAGTAGAACGAGTCAAGAACCTGCTAACCCCAATCGAGGAAGCAGGCGAAAACCCATTCGACCTAGTTGAGTGGCAGGCGCACCAAGGAGGTTACAGAAATGATTGATTCTGTAGAGATGAGCGACGAGGAAGTCGCTTACGAGCTGTACCCGTATAAGGATTACAACGGGTGGAATCTAGACATTGGCTCTCTTGTGCAGTTCGCAGGAGATGACCGGACATACGGTCAGATGTTTAGAATCGTCGTGTTCACGCTCGACGCGAAGAAGGCGCTAATCGCTGCCGGAGAAAAGAAGTATTGGGTAAGCCTAGGGAGTTTAAGATGGGTCCGTTAGTTAGTTGGCTAACCATTGTAAGTTTGGGTGTGTTCGTGTACGGCATCATGAGGATGCTGTACGAGGACTCGCTCAAAAACCAGCCAGTCCAACCATCGTGGTTGGTACGGGGTGGTGAAGGAAAGTCCCTTAACAAGTGAAGGGAGACTTTCCCTTCACCCGTGTAACAAAACCTGAAAGGTAGACATAAGATGTCAAAAGTAAAATCAGTATCACCAGTAGCAGTATCAGTACCAGACGACGCAGTACTCGACGACGCTTACTTCGGTCCAAAGGAGCCGGGTCAGTACACAATGGAGATTGTGGATGTTGAGTTGGTAACCGTAAAGTCTGGCAAGCACGAAGGTAAGCCAGCGTTGAACCTAACGCTCGCTCACTCGGACTCACGTAAGGTCTGGAAGCAGATTCCCCTATGGTCTGCACCAGTCGACAAGTCAGAAGATGCTCGCAAGGAGCGCGACTGGCTGCGGATGTCGCGCAAGGCGTTGGTGGACTCTCTAGCCATCACCAACAACGAGCTAGTCAACTCACCAGAGTCGTTGATTGGTCTAGTCGTTGAAGCCCAGTTGGGTGTCCAGAGTTCAGCCAACTATGGCGAGCAGAACTTCGTTGTGACATTCAAGCCACTCGGTAACTAACCGAAAAAAGAACAGCCCCAGAGTCGCTCCCCTCGGCTCTGGGGTTTTTTTTGCCGGGGGAGCCCGGGTTTTGAGGAGTATAAAAATGAATGAAAGAAATCATTTTATTAGACAAATATATATAAATGTACCCTCTCTCCCACCACGCTCGAATCACAACACCTTTTGAAACAAATCTTATAAAACATGTTTACATGGTAAAATGGATTGCGCAAAAAATTTCGCGCATATTTTTGGAGGTTTTTGAATGGGCTCTATTGTTGACGATCCTACCCCGGTAGTTGAAGATTCTGCTACCCCGGTTAACGCCGAGCAGCTTGCTGACATGTTGTATTTGGTTTTCGAAGCCGTGAAGGACCTCGAGGCTTCTTTCATTGAGTTGCGTAAGGAGCTCACAGATGAGCCGCGCCCTTAATCTTCTTGACGAGTCTCTGATTCGCCTGGCGGCTTCTGGTAAGTCTGGTCAGGAGCTTGAGCGCTCTACGGGTATCCCTGCTGCTCAGGCTGTGCAGCATGTCAAGGATTTGATGGCCCGCCGTGATGTTTGGTCTGAGGTTGAGCAGCGTCAGCTTTTGCTGTACCAGCTTAACGAACTTAAAGACTCTTTGACCGAGGCTGCGTTCCAGTTGAAGGATCCTGAGTCTGCACGTCTATTGCTTAAGACCCTGGAGCTTATTGGTAAGCGTTTGGATTCTCAGAAGACACAGCTAGACGACCAGGTGCTTAAGCTGTCACAGTATCAGCAGGGTGTCCTGCTTCGTGCTATGGACGCGGCTCTGACGTTTGCTAAGAAGTCCCTGCAGGAGCAGCACCCCGACGTTGACTCCACTCGCCTGGACGCTTTGGTTGCTGAGGGTCTTATGAAGGCCAAGAGCGAACTGCAAGAGGAGACGCAATCTTTTGATTGATAATGTCATTGATGGGGTTATTAAGGATCTGCAGCAGCGGTCTAAGAACTCTTTATATTTAACTGACCCTGCCGCCTGGGTTCATGATGTGCTTGGTAAGCACGTTTGGTCTAAGCAGCGTGAGGTTCTTGAGAGCCTTGTAGACAATACGCACACCGCTGTGGTTAGCTGTAACGGTATGGGTAAGTCTGCGATTGCGGGCATGGCTGGGGCCTGGTGGGTGTCTGTGCATGACCCGTACGAGGTTGCGCTTATTGCCTCGGCTCCGACGTACCCGCAGATTGCTCGTGTGCTTTTCCGCGAGCTTAAGGATAACCACAAGGCTGCGGCGATTCGTGGCTTTAGCCTACCCGGGCACATCAACCAGTCGGAGGAGTGGAAGCTCGACGACGAGTACGGCACACTGATTGGCTTTGGCCGTCGACCTGCCGACACTGACATTGTTTCTGCCTTCCAGGGTATCCACCGTCGTTTTGTGATGGTGGTTCTGGATGAGGCTGGTGGTATCCCTCAGGACCTCTACACGGCTGCTGAAGCGGTTACTACGACTGCGGACTCCCGAGTGCTTGCTATTGGTAACCCGGACCGCAGAGGAACCGAATTCCACCGTATTTTCCGTGAGGATGAGACTTGGAATAAGATTAAGGTTTCTGCTTTTGATACGCCGAACTTTACGGGTGAGAATATTCCAGAGGAGCTGAAGCCGCTTTTGATTCAGCCTGGCTGGGTTGAGCGTCAGAAGGTTGCTTGGGGTACTGATTCTGCCCGTTATAAGTCTAAGATTTTGGCTGAGTTTCCAGAGGAAGACGACACCACGTTTTTCAGCCAGACTGCTATCGATTCTGCTATTGACCTTGACGTTGTTGAGGACATGGAGATCCCGGTTGTGCTTGGTGTCGACGTTGCCCGTTTTGGTGATGACGATTCTGTAATTTATACTTGCAGGGGTGGCCGTTTGCGTCACCATGCTACATGGACTAAGGCTAATGCCGTTGAATCGGCTAACCGTATCCATGAGGCTGCTATTGCTTTTGGAGCTAGAGAGGTTCGAGTTGACGGTACTGGTTTGGGTGCGCCAATTGTTGACATGCTTGCTAATATGTGCAATGATTCCTATGTGGTTATTAGCATTGTTGGTTCTGCTGCTAGCCCTGATAACACGAGATGGCTTAATGCTCGTGCGGCGGGCTATGATTCGATGCGTGAGCGGATGATTATGGGGAATTTGGACATCGACATGATGGACAAGGACCTTATTGACGAGATGATGTCGATTAAGTACAAGTTTTCGACTAAGGGTTCGATTCAGATTGAATCTAAGGACGATATGCGCTCTAGGGGCATGAAGTCTCCTGACCGCCTGGATGCGGCGATGTATGCGTCTTTGGACATGTCTAAGCTGATGAACTCTGCATACCCTACCGGCAAGCCTGGCGACAAGATGTACATGGACGCTAACGATCTTGATGTAAAGTTTCCGTTTTACGCGGACTGGACATGGTAGAATTATAGTATATTTTAACTTTTTGGAGATATTTTGAGCAATTTTGACAGTTTTTTTGACGGTGAAGCAGAGCTTCAGGATCTCCGCGAGTCTTATTCACGCATGGCTGAGGTTATGCTGAGCATTGAGGATGACGGCTGGTCACTTTTGGGCCTTGAGAACCCTCACAGCAACTCTTTCACTCTTGAGGCGCTTCACGCCCTTTCTGAGCGTCTTATTGAGAAAACTGACGGTAATCCGCTTCTAAAGCGTGGTTTGGGCCTTCGCACGAGCTATATCTTTGGCCGTGGCGTAGATATTCAGAATGTCTCTTCTAAGCGTGTTCAGTCGCTTATTGACGACCCTCAGAACCAGGCTGCCCTCTTCTCGAACGACGCTATGTGCGTCAACGAACGGTCGAACTTTGCTTCTGGCCAGTTCTTCATTTTGGGGGATAACGCCACCAAAAAGCTTCAAAGAATTCCTTTTAACGAGATTACTGGCTGGGTTACCGACCCTGACGACGTTGAAACCGTCCGCTACATCCGCCGTTCATGGACTCGCAAGAACATTGATGGCCAGGATGAGGCCAAGAACGAGTGGTACCCGATCGACACGCTCGGAACTACAACTCGCGTTGGCTTTATTCAGAAGCAGCCGGTCAACTACAACAAGACCATCTTCCCCTTCATCGTAAACAAGCGCTCAGGAGCTGTCTGGGGCGTTCCTGACAGCTTTGCAGCCTACCCTTGGGCTCATGCCTACAACGAGTATTTGAAGGACGGCTCACGCATCCTGAAGGCTCTGAGCATGTTCGCTTGGCAGCTTAAGTCGAAGACCAAGAGTGGTGCGCAGGCAGCAGCTGCTACAATTGCTACACCAAGTAGTTCTGGCTCAACCGCAATTATGGGTGCTGACATGGAGCTTTCAGCTCTTCCGCGCACAAGTAACTCTGTAGATCTAGGTAATGGAAAGCCACTTGCTGCTATGGTGGCCAGTGCGCTGGAAGTTTCTGTGATTGCTCTTATGAGCGACCCGGGAACTTCCGGTGCATATGGTGTCGCACAGACCCTAGACGTGCCGACCACTAAGGCCATGCAGGCCCGCCAGAAGCTTTGGGAAAACTACCTTAAGCGTGTGATGGCTTTCTTCGGTGATACTAAGGCAACTATCAAGTGGCCTAAGATGGAAACCGAGTCAAGCTTCCGCCAGCTTCAGTCTTTGGCTTTGGCTAAGGAGTCGATGGCTATCTGGCCTGATGAGTTCCGCAACGCTGTGCTAGACGAGCTTGATGTTGTCGCAATGCGCAACGGCTCACCAGAGGACAGCATGTCTGACAACTCTAACGACTCTAACGATAACTCCGGCTCGGCAGTGCCGTCTCAGGGCAACTCTGGCGCGGTAGGCTCGATGCAGGATAACTCAAACGACCTGCGTGATATGGATAACACTCCTGCAACTAACTAATGTGGTATCATTACTTATAGAATTATTAATACCTATGGAGTATCTATGACTGTGCAGCTAAACGAAAACCTGGCGTTTTCAGCACCTTCTGGCAAGGGCAACAAGTGGCGCATCAAGGTTATCGAGGCTGGTTGGGGTAGCTCAGGCTACTACGCAGCTGACATGCTTGCTGAGTTCGGCCCTCGAACCTTTAAGGCTGGGACTAAGGTATTTATGAACCACCCTGGCGCTAGCGAGTCTAACGACCGCCCAGAGCGTGACGTTCACCAGTTGGCCGGAAAGCTAACCAGTGACGCAGTATTCCAGGAGAATGGTCTATTCGCAGAAGTCGAATTTTACTCACACTACGCACCAATCATCCGAGAGATGGCTGGCGACGTGGGTTTGTCAATTCGTGCAACTGGCTCCGTCAAGATTGGCGAAGCTGAGGGGCGAGAAGGTCCTATCGTCGAATCGCTATCGGATGATGATCCAATGACGAGCGTTGATGTGGTAACCGTAGCAGGAGCGGGCGGTAAGTTTGTTTCGCTGCTCGAAAGCTACAAAATCAAAGAGGAAGCTACAATCGTAGCCGAATCTTCTATGGAAGGAAATAGAATGTCTATTACTAAGGAAGAGTTTGACTCAGCTATTGCTGAGTTGAAGAACACCCTTGTTGAGGCACTCAGCCCTCTTAAGGAGTCAGTAATGGCTCTTGTTGAGGCAGCTACTCCTGCTGACGACGAGAAGACTGAAGACGAGGCTACCGACGAGGTAGCAATCGACCCAGTTGAAGTTGCTGAGAAGTTCAACGAGTCAGGTCTACCGAAGATTGCGCTTACCCGCGTAGCTGAGGCCCTGAAATCAGAAACCAACACCAAGACCGTTGATGAACTAATCGAGTCTGAGAAGGCATACGCTGACTCAATTCGCGAGAGCATCAAGGCAACCGCTCCAGCTACTGCTGAGGTTGTTGGCGTTGTCCACGAGGCTAACAAGGCCGCAACCACCGCTGGTAACGACGACTACGATTCAGTAATCGCTCGCCTAACTGGCAAGAACTAAGGAAAGGCACATCATGGCTCTTAATGAGATCTATGCAGTAGCTAACAGCCTATCGTTCCCTGTAGCAAGCACCGTTGACTCGGGCGACCTTGTGCAGGTAGGACAGATTGTTGGTATTGCTGAACACGACGCAAAGCTAAAGGAAGATGGCAACTACTACGCCACTCTAAAGCTTACCGGCGCATTTAAACTAGAGACTGCAGACACCGTTTCTGTTGGCGCAAAGGTATACGTTAGCTCAGCTGGCGCAGTTACCACCACCGCTACCAGCAACAAGTTGATCGGTCACGCTATCAAGGCTGGAACTGGCTACGTTGTAGTCCGTTTGCAGCAGAACTAAGGGACGGTAGAAAATGACTGAAAACATTACTTCACGCCAGGTCGAAGCCGCTAAGCTCCTCGAAGGTGCTATCCGCGGTGACCGCCAGGACAAGCTAAAGCTACAGGAAGGTATCTCTACCTCTGACCTGCCAGTTCAGCTTGCTCCAACCATCAACAAGATCATGCTTGCAAACTATGCAGAGCAGCCAAAGGTTTGGGACGCTTTCGCAACCCGCCTAGTTGTTGATGACTTCCGCCCAACCCAGTACATGAACCTTGCTTACGAAGACGACGGTCTTGACAACGAGGGCGACAAGTTCCGCGCTGGCTCACTACCTACCGTTGGCGAGTACGACGAGTACCCAACTGCTGGCTGGTTCTCATTCTCTGAGGCTGAGTTCGCGGTGAAGAAGGCCGGTTCACGTATCCGCTTCTCATGGGAATCAATCATCAACGACGGCAACATCTCAATCCTTGAGCGTCTACCTCTCGAGCTTGCTCGCAAGGCAGCCGGCAAGGAAGACGAGGAAGTTACCAAGCAGCTAGTTACCTCTTCAGGTCTAAACGCTACCAACTTCAAGTCGGGTAACCAGAACGTACTAGCAGGCAACCCGGTGCTCTCACTAGAGTCACTAGAGGCTGCAATCACTGCTGCTAACGTTCAGACCTACAACGGCAACTCAATCACCCCACTTAGCCGCTTCGTTCTAGTTGTCCCACAGGCACTTGAGCTAACCGCTAAGAAGATCCTTGCTGTGCAGCAGGTTCGTACCGAGGTTACCTCTGGTGACACCGTTACTTCTGTTGTTGCAGGTAACCCAATTGCTTCTTCGATTCAGATCGTTGTAAACCCTTGGATTAAGAAGATCTACAACAACTCAAACGCTGACAAGTTCTGGTTCCTACTTCCAGTTCCTTCAGACACCATTAACCCAGGTCTAGTACTTGGCTTCCTGCGCGGACACGAGGCTCCTGAGCTTCGCGTCAAGGCAAACGGTGGCTTGTACCTAGGCGGCGGTGCAGTACCTGCTCGCGAAGGTTCGTTCGACAACGACGACTTCGAGATGCGTATTCGCCACATCGCAACCGGTGGCTTCTTGCTACCAACTGGTACCATTGCATCAACCGGTGCTGGCGCTTAATAGCCCAGTTCCCGAATAGCGAGAACCCTCACCTTCGGGTGGGGGTTTTCTGCTTTCTGGTACAATAGATGTATCACGTTCCTCCTTCGTGAATGATTCTCGCCCTGTTGAGCTTTTGCTCCGGGGCGAGTTTCTTTTATGCGGTATAATAGAGCATAATGATTATTCTTCCAGACCATAATTTACCTACCCAGTCTGCTGACTGGGGGGATGCGGTCGAACGCGAGCTCAAGAAGCTTGACAAGAAGACTGGCGGCACTGGTGGGCGTGGCTCAAGTGGTGCTGAGGGGCCGCAGGGGCCTCAAGGAGAGGCTGGACCGCAGGGTCCGCAAGGAGAACAAGGTGTTCAAGGAGAAACAGGCGCTACGGGTGCTACAGGCCCTCAAGGCGAAACAGGCCCACAGGGAATCCAGGGTGAGGTCGGAGCAACTGGCCCTCAAGGAGCTCAGGGCATACAAGGTCCTGCTGGCGCGGATGGTTTGGACGGGGATACTGGACCAATGGGACCTCAGGGTCTACAAGGAGTTCAGGGCGATGCCGGGCCTCAAGGCGTACAAGGAATTCAGGGCGCGACAGGCGCTACGGGACCTCAAGGTCCTGCTGGAAGTGATGGTCTCGATGGCGCAGATGGCGCTCAGGGTCCTACTGGAGCTACTGGCGCTCAAGGCCCTAAAGGCGACAAGGGTGACACTGGCAATCAGGGCCTTACCGGCCTATCGGCGTATCAAGTTGCACAACTTAATGGTTTTACTGGAACTGAGCAGGAATGGCTCGCAACGCTGGTAGGTCCAGCAGGTGCTCCATACGGTAATATAGACGGTGGAAGCCCAACAAGTATTTATGGCGGTATTCCTAGCATTGATGGCGGAAGCGTGATTATTTAATGGCAGTTCAAATTCAACTTAGAGGTGGCACACTCGCTGAGTGGACCTCCGCTAACCCTATTATCGCCATCCGCGAGATGGTGCTTGAAACAGACACCGACCAGTTTAAAATTGGCAACGGAGTAGACAACTACCTTGACCTGCCTTACGGCGGAATTCAAGGTCCAGCGGGCGCTAATGGTTCATTCGATGGAACTGTGATCGACGGCGGAACCGCCTAGTTATGGTAGAATAGAGTTACAATGGCTAATGAACTCCCCTCAAACGTAGGCTACGGTACTGTTACCGGACGCTTTCTTCTCGCATACTCTGACAGCGCAGATGGCGACCTTTATCCTGATGGTGCGCCAGCAAAAGGCTCAGTTCTATTTACGCCATCTCCTAACTTTGTAAAGAATGTCAATGCGTCTCCAGCGCCAGTGACCATTCTCCCTGCAACCATCTCGTGCGACCTTGACTCAGAGGGCTATCTCCTTGGCTACACTGGGACTCGCGGTGTTCGCCTAGTCGCAACTGACGATGCAGATAACAACCCGGTCGACTGGACCTGGAAGGTCACCTTCCGTCTAACTGACGCTGACGGAACCCCAACTCGCGGCATCCCAGACTTTAGCTTTGAACTTCCACAGGGCACCACCGTCGACCTCACTAGCGCCATGCCTGTGCCAGATGCAAGTGGTACTTACTACCTAGTTGGTCCTACTGGTCCGACTGGCGCTACTGGCCCGACCGGAGCAACTGGTGCAACTGGAGCCGCTGCAACTATCTCTGTGGGTACAGTAACAACTGGGTCCGCTGGGTCAAGCGCATTGGTTACCAACGTCGGCACTACTGGCGCTGCAGTATTTGACTTCTCAATCCCAAAGGGCGACAAGGGTGACAAGGGTGACACCGGTGAAACTGGTGCAGTTGGCCCTACTGGAGCTACTGGCCTTAACTGGCAGGGTGTCTGGTCAAGCGCGACTGACTACGTAAACGACGATGCTGTTTACTACAATGGCTCATCTTGGTTTGCCGCTGGCGACCCGACTGTTGCTGAGGTTCCTGAGATTGGCGCAACTCACTGGATGCCACTTGCGCTACAAGGTGCAACTGGAGCAACTGGAGCTACTGGCCCACAAGGCCCACAGGGTATTCAAGGTGAGCCTGGTAACCTAGGAGACCTAGCAGGAAACCTGCCTATTACTTACGTCGGTTCGACCATCGGATTTGACCCAACATATATTTCATTCATTGACGGAGGAACTGCCTAATGGCTGTGCAGACTGTAATCAAAAAGCGCCGCGATACGGCTGCTAACTGGACCTCAGTAAACCCTGTTCTCGCTGCCGGCGAGGAAGGCTACGAAAGCGACACTGGCCTTTCAAAGACTGGTAACGGCTCTAGCGCATGGACTGTTCTGTCTTATGACGCTACCGCGCACAGCAAGCAGATAGTTAAGGCTTCAGTCGCAATCTCTAAGGGTCAAGCAGTTTATGTAAACGGTTCCGATGGAACTAACATGACCGTTGCTAAGGCTTCAAACGCTTCTGAGGCAACTTCTTCTAAGACTTTTGGTTTGATGAATGGCAACACGTCATCAGGCGCTTTAAACACGGTTGTAACCGAAGGTCTGCTTGGCGGCCTAGATACCTCTGCTGCAACCGCTGGGGATCCTGTATGGCTTGGAACTTCTGGAAACCTGATCTTTGGCCTCGCTAACAAGCCAGTAGCCCCAGCGCACCTAGTGTTCATTGGTATTGTGCAGGAAGCACATGCGACTACTGGTAAAATCCATGTCAAGGTACAGAACGGCTTTGAACTTGAGGAACTGCACAATGTTAGTATTGGAAGCGTTGCAAACAAGCAGGTTCTTCAGTACGATTCAGCGGACTCGCTTTGGAAGAACGCTACCATTTCTGCTGGTGTTGCCGTTTCGGAAACCGCACCAGCTAACCCGGAAGAGGGCGCTGTTTGGTTCAACTCTTCAGACCTCACCGCCTATGTCTTTTATGATCTTGCCTGGGTAGAATTATCACCAGCAATTCCGGGACCTCAAGGCCCAGCCGGTGTTGACTTAATCGGTATCCACCCTCTAATATTTGCATAAAAATTAAGGAAATAAATAATGGCAATCTCATATAAAATCCTAGGGCAGGCCGCACCGGCCAACAATACTAACGTAACTGTTTATACTGTGCCAACTGGCAAGCAGGCTATTTTGTCTTCTATCACTTTTGTCCCTGGAGACGGCGGCGGAAGCATGCGAATCCACGCAGTTAAAGTTGGCGCTACTGCAGGCAATGGCGTAAACACGATTTATAAACTTGATGGCCCAGTCTCTTCTGGCACAAACTACCAGTTCAGCGACAAGATCACTCTATCGGCTGGAGAGTTTATTGCGATAAACCACAGCACCTCTGGAGAATCAAGTTCAGTTATCACTATCTTTGGAACTGAGATGGATATCTAATGGGTATTAACATATTTCCAGTAGCCTCGTCTGCTAAGATTGAGCGCACTGCGGTAATGACAACCACACAGAACTGGAGCCCTCCAGAGGGTGTAACGTCTGTTGATATTCTTCTCGTTGGCGGCGGAGGCGGCGGAGGCTCTGCCTTTAGCAACTATTATGGCGGTGGCGGCGCTGGCGGTGGTGGCGTTTCACAAAGCACAATTACAGTAACCCCGGGGAATACCTACCTAGTTACGATCGGCGCTGGCGGCGCAGCCGGAACTAGCGGAAACTCCGGCGCTAACGGAAACATTACCAGCTTTGGATCACTGGCGACCTCTTATGGTGGCGGCGGGGGCTGGGGCCAAAACGGCAACCAGCCGAGCTCAAATACAAAGGTCAGTAGCGGGGGTGGCTACATGAGCAATGGTGGCTGCGGCGGTGCTGGCGGAGGCGCTGGTCAGATGCTTGAATCTCTAGGTTCGGGCTCTGACATGTTCTGGAAGAGTGTTAACTGGGTTGTTCAGGGTACCTGGGGATGGTTCCCGACTGCGGGCGCTTCTCATTACATGACCGGAAACTCTGGCGTAAACGGCTACGGCGCTGGCGGTGGTGGCGGAAACGGCTCTAACAGCGCACAGCTTGGCAAGGGCGGCCTTAATGCCGGGGATGGCGCAAGCCCTTCTGCGGCCGCTACGGCAGGCGTAGCGAACACTGGCGGTGGCGGCGGCGGTGGAGACTACAGCAACGGAACTTGGGCTGCTGGTTCTGGCGGCTCTGGCGTTTGCATTATCAAGTATTGGGCATAGGGATAAATCATGGCACATTTTGCAAAAATTGAAAACGGCATTGTCACTAAGGTGGTTGTTGTCGCTAACGAGCATGAGGAAGACGGCGAGGCTTACCTAAACTCGCTTGGGCTTGAAGGCCAGTGGATTCAGACTTCTTACAACGCAAACATTCGTGGTAAGTATGCCGGAATTGGCGACACCTACGATGCTGAACTTGACGAGTTTATTGCGCCGATCGTAGAGCCAGTCGACCTCCCTGCGCTTGAGGTGACTGAATAATGACAGCGATTGATTTACCAGCATCACCCACCCTAAACCAGGTTATCACTTCTGGCAATCGTAGCTGGAAGTGGGATGGCGCTAAGTGGGTAAATGGCTCAAAGCCTGCTGGTTTTGCCGTATCTGAAATAGCGCCTACTATTGCCACAGTAGGAGACATGTGGTTCTCGTCTACCGATGCCAAGATTTACGTATATTACGACGCGACCTGGATTGAAATGTCGCCAGCGGTCGAAGGTCCAGCCGGACCTGCGGGGGCAACTGGATCTACTGGCGCTACTGGGCCTGCTGGCCCTCCGGCAATGACGCTGATCTCCTCAACCACCTTGGGTGCTGGCGTAAGCTCTGCAACTATTTCGTCAATCCCTCAGACTTATAAAGAGCTCAGAATTCAATTGAGCTTCACTGGCTCTGTTGGTGGCCCTTCGGCAGCTACCGTAACTTTCAGCGGATCTACATCTGGATATGGCTGGGGTTACGTTAACAGCTTCGCCAGCACAGGTACTGGCAACGTAACTCCGAACTATAACTACGGAATAAACCAAGCGGCAATAGTCTTGCCTGGAATGACTGGCGGAAGCACCTGGGTAACGATTCCAGACTACTCAAACACTACCCTGGCGAAGAATCTACAATTCTTTAACTACACTGGATATATGAGCAGTAGCATTAACGAAGGCGCTGGCGTTTGGAATAACAACACTACAGCAATTACTTCAATGGGCTTTAACTTTAGCAGCGTTAGCGGCTACAGCGCAGCTTACACAATTAACATTTGGGGAGTCAACTAATGAAAATCTCTGAAATCAACTGCGAGACTGGCGAGGCAATTGAGCGCGACATGACTGCCGAGGAAATTGAGAAGCACGACTCCGAGTTGCTTCTGGCGGCCGAGATTCAGCTGCAAATTGAAGCCAAGCAGGCTGCAAGGCAACGCGCACTAGCAAAGCTTCAGCTGCTTGACCTGACCGAAGAAGAAGCTTCGGCTCTGTCGATCTAAGATAAGGTAGAACACTTTAATGGCATCAATCAAATTTCCTTCAGGCCCTAGCCTAAACCAGGTATTCTCTTCCTCTGGCCGCAACTGGAAGTGGAATGGCGCACGCTGGGTAAACCACACGGTTCCGCTTGTTATCGAGCAAACTCAGATTGCTAGTCTAAGCACAGATCTGGCTGCTAAGGCATCTGCTGCCGAGGTTGCAACAAAGGCACCTACCTCCTCGCCAGCGTTTACTGGCACTGTGACCGCTGCAGACTTGACGCTTTCAGGCACCACGAGGGTCAAGCCGATTATTGAAACCGTAAACATCTTAACGACTGGATTTGCAAGCGGCTTTAACTACGACGTGAAAGCTGGTGCGGTTAAACTTATCCTTGCCCCATCAACTGGCAATGGTTACGTGAACTTCCGAGGAGACTCAAGCACCACGCTAGGATCCATGATGGCCGTTGGCGAATCTCTTTCTGTGTCCCTCATGATTGCAAACACCACGGCTTACGGCGTTACCAGCGTAACTATTGACGGCAGCTCGCCAAACACCTTCAGGTGGCTAGGCGGCACAGCGCCAACCAAGAGCTCCAGTGCGATTGATGCCTATTCCTTTACTATCATAAAGAGCGGTTCCGCAACTTATGAAGTATTCGCCTCCATGTCTAAGTTTGCATAAGAGGAAACAATGCCACTACTTTCAACGTTTGGCGCAGCGTCTGCAAGGGGCTGGCGCTCTAGCATAAAAGGCCCAGTTATTGTCTTCAATGAAGCCACTGGTCCAGGCACTTCGGCAACTGGAGGCTGGTCTTATCAGCACGGTGACGGCGGCTGGATAACCTCCGGTGTCACCTCTAACGCGGTTTATACCAATGCCCACTGGTGGTCAAGCGGAAGCATAGTTACTAACAATAACATTGATACCACCGGTGCGGTTTCTGTGACTATTAAAGTCCAGGCTTACTCTGACAACGACTACGGCTACGCTTGGATCAACTTCCCCGGAGGTGGCCAGACCTTGGTGTATCCAGGTCGCTACTCTGTGCCATATCAAGAAATGACAATCCCTGTTACAGGCGGTGGCGGAGTCGGCAAAATTCTCTTTGGCGCAGCAAACAACCGCCAGTACAGCTACCTATACGCCTTTACCATTAACTACTAAGGATCTAGTAAATGGAATATACACTTTCGCCAGATGGCTCTAGAATTATCAACGACTGCCCTTACCTATCTTGGAGTCAAAACCCCGAGACTGGCTTCTGGCTTGCGCCTATTGATTACCCAGACGATGGTTTATTTTACGCCTGGGATGAAGAGAGCCTTTCCTGGATTCGACCTGAGCCTCAGACGGAACCAGCTCAAGCTGTCGAATAAGGTACAATAGACTTATGCCTACGATTCCAGATGTAACACCTCCAGACTATGCAACAGTAGTGGGTCAGATTCGTCTACTCATTCCAGATGTTGAGCAGCTTGAGGATCTATCAAACCCTTCAGCGAGCGCCTCATATATCTTTGAGGATGCTCAGATTCAGGCGTTTGCTAGCCTTTACGGTAATAACGTAAAGAGAGCTGCGGCGCAGGCTAAGCTTGTGCTAGCAACATCTGAAGCACTCATCAACAAGGTCATAAGCACATACGACTACAAGACTGACGGCGCTAAGCTTGGCGCTGAGCTTCGTGAGCAAGCTAAGGCTCTCCGCGAAGAGGCCGAGAACGATGACAAGTACGACTCTTATGAGACGTTCCTCGTTGTGCCACAGTCAGCTCGATGGGAAAACGATTGGCTCTAAACACCCGCTCTGCAATTGACCCTCGATGGACGTTTCACAACACAGCCATCGAGCGGTCTCTTGCGCTTACGACAATTGACATCTACAACCCTTCCAGCACCGACAGCGTGTACGACGCGACCACAAACACCTGGTCGGGAACTACCACTCTACTCTGGACCGGAAAGGCCCGCATTCAGCCGCGTAGCGCTTCTGCTCGCATGGGCTCAGCTGGCACAGTGATCAGTGCGATCGACCCTGGTGCTTCACAGATCGTTGAGGTGCACATTGGCATGCGTGAGAACCAGCTTACTGGCTCTAATGGTGCTATGGCCGATATTCGCCCAGGTCACCGTATGCTTGTTACTGACGCTCCGCTAGACCAGATGCTTCAGAACTTTGAGTTCGTTGTTCGCTCTGTTATCAACAGCTCGAACCCTTGGCACCGAGTCCTCCTGTGCGAAGTCAACCAGGAACTTAACCCGAATAACATCTAATGGCGAGCCGTCGCAAGGGCTCAGTTCCCTTAATCTTTCACGACTTGGATTTAAAGAATCCTGTCGCAAACGCTGCCAACCGCAAGAAGTATCCTTGGCTACAGAAGGTCGCTGAAGACCTCCGAGAAGCAACTACGGAGGCTGCTAAGGCTGGCGCTGATGCAATGCGTGAGAGAATCTTAAATAGCCCCACAGGAAGCAACTGGCACGTTGGTATTAACATCGAACGTGGCAAGCGTCCTCCATACATTAATATGTGGGGTTCTCGCTACGAAACTGGAACAATGTATAACAGCGTTGACTTTCGCAAGGGTAGAATTACTCAGGCCAAAGACCGCCGTCGTCGTGGCTCGGTAAACGCAAGCTTTGGTTGGCCAGCAACTGCTTCAGGTCAGATTGCCGATGCGCCAACAAGCCCAATTGGCAGAAAGCCAGACGGGCCTGGCTGGCGTAGCGACCCTAAGTATTTCCACATGCAGGAGTATGGCTTCAACAATGAGGGCACTAAGGTTGACGGCATGGAGTCCCACAGAGCAGGTCTTGACGCTGCTATGATTAAGATTCAACAAGAAATGCGAAAGCGCGGGTATAAAGGCTAATGGGTCTATCACTTATTCCAATCCAGGACGAGATCGTCACCAAGCTCAAAGAGCTTCCACAGACTGTTTACGAGAACGGTGTACCTGACGACGCTAACCTTGTCTACTCAAATGGCACAATGCTGCCGTTCATCGTGCCATTCTTTGGTGGCTATGCCCAGGCCCTTGACGGCCGAGGCATTACATCTTCTCGCCACAACCTCGGTGAGAGTTACCTGATTGTGCAGTGTGTCGGTCCAACCGAACGCTCAGCTAGGCAGGTTGCCGACCTTGTGCGAGACAAGCTAACAGGCTTTATCCCGAACGACGCAGGCGAACTAGTACCATCTGCAAACAGCAGATTCCTAACACCAGACTTCTCTTCGAGACCTGCGAAGTACATTTCTGAGGTTATTTTCCGATATCCTGTAAACACAAATGTGGTATCATAGAGTAGATAAGAAGGGACCATCATGGCACTTTTCAAGCACAAGCTTACCGGTGAACTAATCGAGCGACCGGCTCACTACGGTTCACACCCAGTACTAGGCAAGAACCTAGTACCCGCAGATTCCACAGTTGCACCTGTTGCCAAGCCTTCAAAGGCCGCACCTAAGAAGGCTGTAGAAGCAGAACCAACTCCAGCGCCACTGACGAGTGCGGCAGAACCTGAAGTTGAGTCTGAAATCGAAGTTAACATCGAAACCGACAAGGAATAAATAATGGCAAACACTAAGATGCTACGCCCTAACGTGGGCATTTATGTTGCGGCCGCAGATGCATTCGCTGACTGGACAGCTCCTACGCTGACCGAAATCACCGCTGCAACTAAGGTATTCAACATCTCTCCAGCTGTCACCGACGGCTACACCCTGAACATGACGGACTCACAGGCAGACAACTCA